CAAGCAATTAAAGCAACTTGAAAATTATATAAATAAATGTATTAAAGATAATAAATACTACTTAATAGAAAAAGTGGCAAGTGTGAAAAACTTCATGACAAGACTTTGGCCAAAAGAAAATGAACAAAAAGAATATAGGTGTTTCGGAATAGGATCAATTGCATTAAAATCATTAATATCGGAAGTCTCAACATGCGTAAAATCAATAGGTAGATTATTTACAGGACAAATGTTAACTTTGTCAGCAAAACAAAGATCTATGGACATTCAAGAGATGTCAAATCTCATGAAAAGAGAAAATTTCAGAAAAGGGGAATTTTTAATGTGTCTAATGGCAGATTTTTCCGGACATAACCAGTCAGAAACATATTACAATATGTTACCAGTAGTTTTAATTTTTCAGAAATGGTTTGGATTCAAAGACATAAGGATGATATCTATGGCTTTTATTTTTTCCAATTTAGTAACTATTTTAGAAGATCAGAATATGAAAGAAACTTATTTATCATTAAATCAGAAAGGAGGAATAGAAGGATGGTTAGGTGCCATTTGGTGTTTTCAATCTGTTATTATTCTAGAGTTAGTATTAGAAAAAATGAATCTAAACTGTTCAAAACTATGTGCTTACAATGATGACGTTGCTATGATTGTATCACAAAAGGATATAGATGTAAAAGATAGAAAACAAGTTTTTAATTCCCAAAATAGAATGAGTGTTGAAATGAGAGATTATAAACTTCAATTCATGATTTGCGGTGGTTTATTAACTAAAGATACTCAAACATGCTTTAGTCCTCATAGAGTGACTATGTTAAAAAACAACTTTGTTGATGGCATCTATTGTTCAAATGAGATGAAAAAGTTTTTATCATTCTCTAGTTTTACATCAGAAAATTTTTATAATGATTTCTTTATGTCCTGCTTTAATCTTATTTTTACTCTTTTTCCACCGTTTGCTTACTCCTTATTTGAAAGAGATGTTCCTGAAGAGTACCTCATGAAATTCCCATTACTACATAATTCAGTCATTGATCCTATGAGGTTTCCTTATCTTCTTTACTATTTTGCAATTTCTCTTTATCACTCAGTCGTAATTTACTATTCAATACGAT